GTTGTTCGTATAGAAGGCGGTGGATTTAGATACACGATTTATGATGATGCTTTGTTATCCGACTATGCATCAACACCAATATCTGCATTAGCCGATATCACATTTGATACAAATCTTGGCACAACAACATCCGATGTTACTATCAAAGCGACAACATCACCATATACTAGCGGACAATCTGCAAAACCAAATCCGACTGATATATTCAGAGGTGAAATTTTAGTTAAAACTCAGAGCGAACCTTCAGCGTATGATACATTGTATGAAGACGTTAGAATTTCTGCATTCCAGACATTTACATTTGATGATGTTGTTCCTGGAACTACAGATATTATCGGTCAACAAACACTTGATTCAGTATATCCACAAGCACCACAAACTTCAACAACATATATAAAATATGCAAAGATTGCAGGAACAGTTTCTTCTGCCACACAAAATTATTCGTTGTTTACAATAGATGATTATTCAGAAATTTCTATTGAAGATGTAGATGAAGTGGTGTTTAGCGCATCTGCACCAGTTGTTGTTGGAACAGGAACAAACTTTGAAACAGACTATGACGTATACGATGTGTTCGTGGCAAACGATGAGTATTTCAAGGTAGAAGCAATAGCAAATACCACACACATGGTTGTTGATAGACAGCCAATGAATCAGTATTCGAATGTCTTTGGATATAAACAGATTTCAATATCACAACTACAACCATTTGATAGTACAAATATAACATTTGACAATCAAACTTTTACTTTCGATCAAGGATAAAAAATGTCTAAACTAATTATTGATACAGGAACAACCATCAATGATGGTACAGGCGATCCTCTCAGAGATGGTGCTATAAAAATTAATTCTAATTTTAGTGAAATTTACACAAACTTAGGTAATAATTCATCATTGTTGTTTGCGGTTAACTATACAACGCTCCCTCTTGATAGTCAAGTATTGCAATATAGTTCTGCTACAGGAAAATTTGGATTTAGTTATAGTGGCGGTCAAGGCAATACAGGGCCAACTGGTGCCACAGGACCAACAGGAGCCACTGGTGCCACAGGTGCCACAGGAAATACGGGTGTGGGTATTTCTACCGCAAACATAGTTAGTAATAATTTAATTATCACATTAAGTAATACTGCAACAATTAATGTTGGCACGGTTGTGGGTACAACTGGCGCCACAGGCGCTACAGGAAATACCGGTCCACAAGGACCCACAGGAAATACTGGTCCTGCTGGTGCCGGAAGTGGTGACGTAGTTAGTGCTGGCGGCGCATATGTTGATAATTCTATCGTAAGATACGATGGAACTTCTGGCACTACTATACAAAAAAGTTTAGTGACAATTGCTGATAATGGTGCAATTACAGCGCCACTTGCAAGTAGTATTATTTCATTTAATTGGGCAAATACATCCGTATTTCCGAGTGCCGCAACTTATCAGGGTGCAATTGCTTACAGTAATACTACTGGTTATATGTATTTTGCAGATTCAAGTGCATGGGTTCAACTTGCCAAATATACTGATATAACTTCTGGACCAGCAGGACCGACAGGAAATACAGGAGCCACTGGAGCCACTGGAGCCACTGGCGCTACAGGTGCAACTGGATCACAAGGAATACAAGGAATACAAGGAATACAAGGAATACAAGGAGCCACAGGAAATACTGGTCCTACTGGCGCTACAGGTGCAACTGGATCAGCGGGAGCCGCTGGCGCTACAACATTTGCCGCACTTACTGATAATGCTAGTCTTACAGTAGATAAATTTTATCTGCCTGCTATTACAAGATTAGCAGTTACTGCAAGTGGATCGGCAGCATATTTGTTTGACCAATACAGCGGAAATAATCCAACTATATACGCTATCAGCGGCACTACTATAGCATTTGATCTGGGCACTGGTGCTTTGAGTAGTCATCCATTTTTGATTAGATATTCTGGCGCAAACTATGACACGGGATTAACACACGTAACTAGTGCAGGAGTAGTCACAACGGGATCGGCGGCTCAAGGTAAAACTTCAGGTACATTGTATTGGAAAGTTCCAGCAAACATAAATGGTAGTTATGGCTATCTTTGTTCTAATCACGGAGGCATGATAGGTGTGATTAGCATTAAAGACATATCTGCTATCTGACAACATGACAATTAATGTTGACTTTACTTACAACCACAGGAGAATACAATTCGACTGTGACAATACAGGGACCGTGCGGTGTAATACTGATAAAAGATTTGGTTTGGGTGCCGAAGGACAGAATGGATTTGTTGGAAATATATTATTGGGAATCGTGGGCGGTGCTACAAGGAGCGTATCATTGCTGTTTTTCAATTCCTGGTAAAGTTACGCTGTTGCCACCAAATTAACCAAGGTGTTAAGTGTGCCAACATCATAACGAACCACATTGCAGGCATTTGCCAATCGTGTCCGCAAATTGCACTGGGCATAGAGAGACTATAAATAAATCCTATAAAGAATAGGATTGAAGGTGACAATGTTAAGAATTTATAAATGGTTTTCATATAATTATTTAGCATATTAACATTAGAGATAGCGTAAAAAACGAAAAAACTTTGTATAAATAAGTAAATGAAAAACAACTTAAGTACAGTATTCACAAGGAGAAACCCACATGGCATCAATAGTAACAAGTAAGTTCAGAATTCATAATGCACAGCAATTCTATGAATCTTTTTCAGAAGCGGCAAATACGATTATGTATTTGTTTGTCGGTAAAAATACTGCATTCGCAAACGACAACTCTCCCCCAACTCCAATAAATTCGACAGCTAATATCGAATATACTCCATGGCGTGATATGTATGGCGTAAAACGCATTCAAAGTGCTGACGTAACACATGCAGTTCCACGTTATGATTGGACAAGTGGTACAGTCTATGTTGCATATGATGATACAAGTACAAGTCTTTTAACAGACACATTCTACGTTATGACAGAAGATTATAACGTTTACAAGTGTTTATTCAATAATGCCAGTGCGGCATCAACAACAAAGCCGACAGGAACAAGTTCTGCTAGATTTACAACAGCAGACGGATACATTTGGAAATTCATGTATACAGTTTCTACTGCTAAAGCACTTAAATTTTTGACTAGCGACTACATGCCAATTCAGACATTAGCATCTGATGATGGAACAACTCAATGGAGTGTTCAGGGTGCCGCAGTTGATGGTGGAATTGAAGTCATCAAGGTTACTTCTGGTGGTTCTGGATATGCTACTGCACCAGCCGTTACTATTACAGGTGATGGTACAGGCGCTACTGCAAATGCAACAATTACCGCTAACGTAGTTACAGCAGTTACAATCACAGCGGCCGGTACTGGATACACTAAAGCAAGTGTGTCTTTTGCTTCTGGTGCGGCAGCGGCTACAGCAATTATCTCTCCACGTTATGGTCATGGCGCTGATCCTATTGAAGAGTTGGGCGCAAAATATATTATGATTAACGTTCGTTTAGATGGTAGCGAATCCAATACAATTTCTACAGCTAACGAATTCCGTCAAGTTGGTATTATTCGTGATCCATATTTGTTTGGCACGACAACAAGAGCAAGTGCATCTTCTTACAGACAAACATTCAAATATCAATTGTCCGGAATTTCTGGAACATTCTCATTGGACGAAATTGCTGTATCTGGATCAAATACTGCTACTGTTGTTGAATGGGACACACCAAACTTGTACTTAACTAAACCAGTAAATCAAAACTTTGCAAATGCCACATCTATTACGGGTTCAACATCTACCGCAACAGGTACGATTGCCGTAATCACAACTCCAGGTTTGCAACCATATACAGGTGACATTCTTTATGTTGAAAATAGAGTGCCCATCTCTAGAGCGGCAGACCAGATCGAAGACGTAAAACTTATCATCCAGTTCTAAACAAACAAAGAAATATAAATGGCTAATCCAGGTGGTGTAGACTTTAATACGAGTCCGTATTATGATGATTTTGATGAAGATAAAAAGTTTGTAAGAGTTCTCTACAGACCTGGACGTGCTGTTCAGGCTAGAGAATTAACACAAGCACAAACTATTCAGCAAACTCAGACAAAGCGTTTTGCGGAATTCTTTTTCAAGCAAGGCGCTATTGTTGAAGGTTGTGAACAAAATTTAGATTTAGGTTTAAATTTTGTAAAATTACAAAATACATATAATGGTAGTGAAGCAAATGTTGCCGCATTTAACGGTAGCATTGTTTACGGCGCAAATAGCGGTATCAAAGCGTATTGCGGAATAGTAACCGACTTAGAAGGTACTGATCCAAAAACTCTTTTTATCAATTACGCAACAAACGGAACTCAAGTTCTTACTGTAAATAATGCTCCTACAACTTTAGTTCCGGGAAATAAAATTACATTTTCTACTGGAAATACTGCAACAATTGAAGCGGCTTATATTGATCCAATTACGGGAACAAATAAAATATTTGTTTCTAACGTATCAGGAACATTGACTACAACAACTGCAAATACAGTAACAAGCACTAGTTCAACTCTTGTGGTTAATGTTACGAACATCACAAACTATACGTCTAATACTGCGTTTGCAAATTCGGAGACAATCTTTACTGCAAACACTTCAACTAGAGCATATGCTAATGCGGCCTCTACAAATGCTATTCGTAATGTTGTAGATGAAGGCTTAGAAACAGAAACCATTTATTACTATGGTTCAAAAATAACTGTTTCTAATGGTATCATTTGGATGGCAGATCATTTTGTCAATCATACAAATCAAACAATTCTTCTTGACAAATATTCTAATGTTCCATCATATAAAATTGGTTTAGTTCCTACAAAATCTTTTGTCGATTACATTGCAGACAACTCATTAGTTGATAATGCACAAGGAACACCAAATTATCAAGCACCTGGTGCGGATAGATTTAAAATTGATTCTGTTCTAACAAAAGTTGCATTAGGTGCAACTACAGATGAAAACGAATTCATCACAGTAACAGAAATTGAAGACGGCATTACAAGAAGGCGCAAAGTCACTACTGTAGATAGTAATCTTGAAGATGTAATGGCAAAGAGAACAAATGAAGAATCTGGAAACTATACGATTTCTGATCCTATTGTTACTGTTCGTGAGCATCTATCAAATGGTAGCAATGGTGGTAGATACACTTCTGGTCAAGGCGGAAACAATAATATTTTATTAGTTGAAGTTGATCCTTTTACGTCATATACTTCTGGATACCGAAATGAAATTATTGCAAAAACTCCAATTGATGTTCAAAAGGGTTTAGCAACAAACTATGTTGACCAAACTAAAACTCAAATTAACTACGGACAATATATTCTTGTCAATGAATTAGTTGGTGCTTGGGATGTTATGGAAACAACTCAAGTTGACCTATATGATGCGGCACAGCAAGTAGTTACAAATGCAACTCATTCTACCGCAACAGTATCTGGAAATAAGATTGGTACCGCTAGAGTACGTTCTGTAGAATACGTTAGTGGTTCAAAAGGTCAACCTGACGCAAGATATTATTTGTATCTGTATGAAATTACAATGAATTCTGGCCAGAATTTTAAAGATGTTCGTTCAGTATATGATTCTGCAACACCAAAACGTTTTGCTGACATTGCAGATGTGACTCCATATGGAGCCGTGTTGCAAGAAACTGGTTTTAACTCAATGCTATTTAAATTGCCATATCAGGCAATTAAAACTATTCGTTCTGATGCTGGTAACGTTGAAACTGCATTTAGATTCAAAAAGAAATTTACTGTTTCATTCACATCTGGTGTATCGACTATTGCAACAGACGTAGTGACAGAAACTTTCGTTGGTACTGGAACATTAAACTCCACACAGAAAAATGACTACTACATGGTTGTAGTTAACAATGCTGGTGCTAACGTAGAAACTTCTGCGTTGACTGGTACTGTTACTGTGGGTGCGGCATCTAATACTGTAACAGGTAGCGGAACGTCTTTCACAACGCAAGTTAGCATTGGCGATTTCATTAAGATTAATAGTTTAACGAAACAGATTGCATCTATTACAAATGCAACATCATTAACTCTCACTAGCACACATGCAACTGGTGCGACAGCTAATACATTCACAAAAGTTCTTCCAACAGGAACTGTATTAGCATTAGGCACAAATGGTGGCAAAGGAAGCACACGTACTGTTACTGTTTCTTCTCCGGGTACTGCATCAATTGATTTGCAAGAAAACGCAACTTTCACCGCAGACATTATTGTTTCGATGGATCGTGCTAATGCAAAAGAAAAGATTAAAACTCTCAACTATGCAACTCAAGCAAATATCAATCCTAATACTCACATATCTGGACTAGCAGGTCCATTTGGACTTGGATACGGTGATGTCTATCAGTTAAGATCAGTTTATCAGTCCTCATCATTTGCAACTGCCGCAACAACATCCAATACAAATGTTACTGCACATTTCACATTAGACACCGGTCAACGTGATTATGCATATGAGCATGGAACTATCACTCCAGTTACTGGATTTACTCCTACCGGAAGATTGTTAGCAGTCTTTGATAATTTTACACATGATACATCACAAGGTGTTGGATATCTATCGGTAGATTCATATCCAGTTAATGACACAACAACATCTAATACCACAATCACAACAGCACAAATTCCAATCTTTACAAGTCCTACGACAAAGACTGCATATAATTTGCGTGACTGTATTGACTTTAGATCAATCAAAACTGCTAATACATCACTAAATGCAATTGATGATGGTACATATCAAGTTCCAACATATGGACTTCGTATTCCACAATCTGGTTCAGATTTTGATGCTGATTTGGTTTACTACAAAGGTAGAATTTCTAAAGTTTATATCAACAACCGTGGTGTGTTTGGTATCAATGATGGTGTTCCACCTAGCGCAGGAAATCAAAAAGCAGAATCGCCTCCAACAAAACCAGATACGTTAGAAATTGCTGAGTTGACAATTCCTCCGTATCCTTCAAATCCAATTGATGTTAAAATCAAATTGCTGAAGAATAAACGTTTCACTATGCGTGACGTTGCTAAACTTAATGACAGAGTTGAAAAGTTAGAATATTTTACTGCATTAAACTTTTTAGAGAAGCAAGCAACAGACACCACGCAATTAGATGACAATGGATTTGATAGATTCAAAAATGGTATTATTGTAGATCCATTCTCTGGATTTGCAGTCAGCAATCCAGTAAGTACTGATTGGGCTTCGGCTATTGATAGAACAAATAGATTTGCTACTGCATTGCAGGACAATGCAAATACTTCCGGTATGAGATACAATGGAACTCTATCAGAAACTGCAAACACTACTGGTAATAAAATTATGCTTCCATATACGGAAGTTGAAGCGCCAGGATTAAAACAACCATATGCATCAGCACAACTTCGTTTAGCTGAAGAATTAAACTTCGTCTGGAAAGGCGAATTAACTGCTGTTCCATTCGTAGACAATTTCTTTGAAACTACAAATGACACAAGCAAAGCGATTGTTTACAATGACACTGGTGATGCGGACAATTGGAAAGCATTAACTCAAGCATGGAATTCTGAAGTTGCCCCGTTAAACGTTCACTGGATTGGTAATAGTTTACAAACAAATATTGATCGTTCAACTGCACAAACTGCACAACAGGGAAACTTTAATGTTACTACAGCAATTCAAAATACAACACAAATTGCATATAATCAATTAGCATCTGGTTCATCTGCAACATCATCTAAACAAGATGTTGCATTCGATAGAGTTGTTAAGGTTGAGACTGCACTATGGATGCGTAGAAGAGAATTTGCAATTCATGCAACAGGTTTGAAAAATAATGCAAGACTTTATGCATTCTTTGATGGTGTAGACGTAACAGCAAATTGTTATCAAATTCAATTGTTAGGTACTACTACATTTCAACAATTGAATTCAAAATATGATAACAATGGATATTTAACCGAAGAAGGCACAAGTTGGAGTGCAATTGCTGATGGTGCAACTCAACCATTAATCGTTAAAAATAATCAAATTCATTTGGTGTTTGAAGTTCCATATAGAACATTCTATGTTGGTCAGAGAGAGTTTTTAGTTACAGACAGCCCAACAAACTCTTCCGGAACAACATTAACGGCTGCCAGAAACACAATTTTTGCACAAGGTATTCAACAGTCTACAGGTTCTGTTACAATTAATTCTCGCCCATATAATGTGACATTTAATGACCAGACAAACATTACGCTATTGGGCAGAAGAACAATCTCCCAAGAACGTGTTGAAATTGGACGTGCAGTTGTTCCTCCTCCAGCAAATCAATGGCCTGGAGTTGATCCATTGTCACAGAGTTTCTATGTTGATCCACAAACCTATCCAAAAGGTTTCTATGCAACATCTATAGACTTATACTTCAGAACTAAATCTAAAGATGATAACAGAAATGTTAGAGTTGAAATTAGAGAAGTTGATAACGGATATCCATCTCCAAAATTTGTTGGTATAGGTGATGAAGCTGTTGTGAATAATAGGAACATTAATATTAGTACTGACGCAACCACGGCAACAAAATTCACATTCAAGAATCCTATCTTTCTTGCTTCGGGTAATGACTATGCGTTCACTATGCGTCCAGAAAACAATGACGCAGACTATGCAGTTTGGGTTGCAGAGTTGGGTTCAATTGACGTTACTAATCCTGATAAGAATACAAGAATTGAATCCGCATATAATAGCGGAGTATTATTCTCATCATCTAATGACAGAACACATACTGCTAGACAAAACTTAGACGTTAAATTCACAATGAGAGTTGCTGAATTCACAACATCTAGTAAAGTTGCATATTGGGCAAACATTCCAATTTCAAATGCATTCCAGTATGATGTATTGACACCAATCATCGGAGATCAAGTGCTACCAGGAACTAATATCACATACGATATTAAAACTGCCGATAGCGCATATGCAGTTGATGGCTCATATACAACAATTAAAAACTATGAGAAGTTGATAAATCGTTCTAGAAAACAAATTTCTGCAAATACTGCTGAAGATACAAATTCATTTAAGTCTTTACAGTTAAGAGCAACATTGTCAACTAATGATAAGTATATTAGTCCATACATTGACAATGAAAACATTTTGTTCAATTTCTCAAAGAACATTATTAACAATGATTACTACACACCAATTACTGGCACAATAACATATACTACAGATACAGCGGTTGTTGGTGTTGGTACTGATTTCTCTAACACAGTATTTGCTGGTGAGTATGCAGACTTTGGTACTGAATACCGAAGAGTTGCAAGTGTTACGAATGCTACATATCTAACTGTGACTAGCGCATTCACAACATCCAATGCTGTGGCTCAAACAATGTCAACTAGAAATGAAGAGCATCCAACTGGACCTTATTCATCACAATCTAGATACATTACAAAAGTTGTTACCTTGAATGATGGATTTGAAGCATCCGATATGGTAGTTTACTTAGATGTAAACAGACCGCCAGGAACATCAATTAAAATTTACACCAAAGTTTTAAACGAAAATGACTCGGATAGCTTTGATGATAAATTCTATACACCTTTAGAATTGTCTGGTACAGAAACATTTACATTGGATCAAACAGATTTTAAAGAAGAAAAATATGCTATTCCAACAAGCATCAAAACTGGCGGTTCAACAATGCTTACTGGTAATGTTGCAATATCTAACGTATCAACAACAGTTACTGGAACATCAACTAGATTCACGGAAGATTTGAAGATTGGTGATACAATTGCTGTTGGTGTTACTAGAGTAAATAGAGTTGTCACTACGATTGCAAATAACATTTCGTTGACTGTAGATAGTGCATTCTCAACAGTTTCATCTGGACAAGATATATTCAAAGTGCTAAATAACTCAATTGCATATACGACCCCCGACGGAAGAACATTCCAAGGATATAAATACTTTGCAATAAAAGTTGTATTTCTTTCAAGCAATCCAAATTATGCTCCGAAAATTAAAAACTTAAGAGGAATTGCATTGGCATGATATCATCAAAAAATAAAGTTCCTATTATTGAACCGGTACGAGGTTTTACAGAAAGAGACATACACTCTAAAGCTATATTAAATACTGATATGGATTCGCTTTTGAAGTATAAAATTCAAAAGAGAAAATTTACAGATATAAATAAGGGTGCAGAAGAGTTAAGTCAAATCCGAAACGAGGTTCATCTTATGAAAACGGAATTAAGCGATATCAAGCGCATGTTGTTACAAATAACGAATGAGAGTAGATAAAAATGCCATTAATAAATCAAGTACAATTAGGAAATACGTTTAACGAGTTTAGATCAACCGTTAACGATATTAGTAATACTATTAATTCCGGTTTGAGTATTGCTGGCGATACTGGAAGTGATTCTATTTCGGTTGGTTCAGAAACATTGACGTTTCAGGCTAGTGGATCATCACCAATTACTACCGCTGTGTCAGCAAATACCGTAGCATTTTCATCAAATCAGAATGCAAATTTAGCATATGTTAGAATGGTATTGACTACTGGAGAAGACTCGGAAACAGCAAATAGTGGAAGTTTACGCACGTATGGTGGCGCCTCAATCGGTAAAAAACTTTGGGTTGGTTCTGACATATATGTTGGTGGTAGTGCGAATATTGCAGGTGACCTTATTATTCAAGGTAACACCGTCACATTAAATACACAATCATTTGACGTTGAAGATAGCATTATATATTTAAATGCAAACAATACAGTAACAAATCCAGATATCGGGCTTGCCGCAAACTACAATGATGGTACATACAAACATACTGGTATTTTTAGAGATGCTTCTGAAGATCGTTGGAAAGTATTTAAGGGTTATACTCCAGAACCAATACATCCGATTGATACAGCTAATGCATCGTTTCAACTTTCGGATTTTCAAGCGGCCACATTTTTTGGAAGCGCATCATACATAACAACAGAAACTGCAAATACAATTGTTGCAAATAATAATATCTCTATTGGAACAACGTTAACGCCAGGAGGAACCGGTGTTAAATTTGTTGTTTTAAATGCATCTGGCGGTGGTTCACAATGGGCTTATGGAACAAGTGGCGGTGGTAGAGTTTCTGCACTTTCGGGTGGCGGTTTAGCGTTGAGTACATATACTGGCACAGTTGGTTCTGAATCTTATAGTGAACGTGCCATACTATCAAGTAATGGTAATATGGTGATTGGCACAAATGCTGATACGGTTAAATCAAAGTTACATATTTTAATGACTAGTGATAGTGCAAATACATCATCTGGTCTACACATACAGACTCCTAATAGTGCAGGCGGAGATTCATCACCAACATATGGCGCATACATTGATGCAGGTCAATCGTTTGCAAGTTCAAACTCTGTATATGGCGTATACTCTGTAGCCGCATCGTCTGGTGGATTGAATTCATTTGCACTATATGGTCGTGCAACAGCAAATACAAATGGTGCTGGTTCTATTGGTGTTTATGCTGAAGCAACTGGTGCATCTAGTGCAACAGGTGCATTGCCATCATACACAGGAAATTTACTTTCTGGTACAAGTATGCCAATTGGTATATACAGTAAAGTAATTTCAACTGGTTCGACAAACACAAATACTACAGCCGCTGGTGTATTTGAAAATACTTCAGCATATGGTGCAACATCTTATGGTATTTACATTAAGACTGCATCCGGTCCTACTACAGTAACTCCATTGACAATCAATCATGCGGGAACAGTTGTTGCTTATGTTGATTCGTCTGGATTTTGGACAGGTAGCATCAAAGCAAAAATTCAACGTGACTCTGTTACAGCAGTTTCTGCAAGCGGCGCAACTAACATTGATTTGTCTTTAGGTAACGCATTCGTAGTGACAATGAATGGAACAGCGACATTATCCTTTATCAATCCTCCATCGGGAACTGATATTACATCATTTACTATTATCACAGTTAACTCTGCTGGTGGATATGCAATTTCATGGCCAGGTTCAGTAACTTGGTCGGGTGGTGCGACTCCAACAAGAACAACAACATCAGCAAAACAAGACGCATACACTTTCTTTACTAGAGATGGTGGTACTACATACGTAGGATCACTTGCAATCGTCAACTATTAATGATATAATAAGAATATGAAAATATCTGGACTATTAAGAAGAGAACGAACAAGAGCAATTGTCAAAGAGACAGTTACGTTTAATGCGCCAGGGACTTATTATCCCCCATACGGAAAAACTGACTTTACTTTAACTGGTCGTGCAGGTCCTGGAAATCCAACATCTCCAGGAAATACGGTACCAGGAAATCCAGTTCCCGGTAACTTTGTAGCCGGCAACTCCGTACCCGGCAATTTTTATGCCGCTTATGGTGGAACCGTTGCGTTTTACACGGGTCAAACCTTGTATCTATATCACGATTATTGGGGTGGAACATATCCAGGTCGTGGCCACTTTAATACTTATGGCTTTAACCCCTTCCAAGGTTTCGGTGGTATTACCATGGCACCTTGGTTTCAAGATGTTGGTTATTGGTATATGGGATATGATGGTCCGTATGGGTCATCATTTGTTCAGACACCAGTATACAATCCATACTATCCAGCTGGAACGAATCCTACCACATCAAACCCTGCATATTCAAACCCAACAAATTACAATCCAACAACATACAACCCAACAGTTCCTGGAAATACCGGAACAGCAGGAAATCTATTAGGTGTATATTTTCCTGGTGGTGGTAGTGACTCTGCGGCTCCTGTTGTAGGTGCAACTCCAGTTAGTATAGACTACACAACTGCCGGAATATCAATTAGCGTAGTTCCTGGAGGCTACGTCAGCGTTATTAATGCATAATTTTTGATGCATATATAATTTTATATTTTATTTTATAGGAAAAAACAAATGAACGTGAACAATCAAAATTTTGGAATAAAAGGTCAACAAGCATTAGCCATTCCAAACATATTACAGCCGTTGGAACAAGTAATCACTTGGGAAAAAGCATTTAATTCTGAAGAAATTTTAGATATTATTAGCCTAGGCGAAATGGCTGAGTTTCAACAAGGTGTTATTGGATCAAACAAAGAAGATATAGACAATGGCGAATCGCCATTTCGACATGTGCCTGAAGTTAGAAATAGTGATGTTTCTTGGATTCTTCCTAGCGAACAAAGCGAATGGCTCTATTATAGAATGCAAAATTTATGTGCAAGAGTAAATTTAGACAAATTTCAGTTTGATTTAGAAAAATTTGAAGTTTTTCAATATGGCAAATATAAAGAAGGCCAATTTTATAATTGGCATATAGATGCTGGACCAAATCTTACGGTACATAGAAAACTATCATTAATGGTTGCATTAACTCCTCCGGAAGAATACGAAGGTGGAGAATTATTGATTAATACAAATGGTAATGCCGATGATCCATTAAAATTAAAACTTGAAGCAGGTAGTGTTATAGTAATACCATCTTGGGTGCCCCATATAGTGAAACCAATAACTAAAGGTGAGAGAGTTAGTCTTGTTGTTTGGGCTACTGGACCGAAATTTAGATGAAATTATTTTCGCTATTTAAAACTCCAATTATTGAGTTTTTGTGTGAAGAAAAATATTATAATGCAATTCCAGAACCAGAACCTGCTTATAAAAATTTTCCGGAATGGTATAAAAAAATTCCACCATTTTGCTCACAAGAATTGAGAGGACCTAATGGCGGTCCCATGATGACAGCAAAAAAATGTATGCCTATGATAGATGCTATGTCTTTAGGATATGTGATACCATTTATGATGGATCAATACATAAAAACTGACACTAGAGGATTTCATATTGACCACGGACCAGCTTTACACGATTTTGGTCCCGGTTTAGAATTCCATGAATTGCAACAGGTTAGAAGTAAAGATAATGCTGATGGACCATTTAAACAATCCAGACCAATAAAATTTATAAATCCTTGGGTAGTTAAAACTGCACCAGGTTGGTCCACTCTGTTTATTCAATCCATAAACACCATGGAAGATAGATTTCAACTATTGGGTGGATTAGTCGATACCGATAAATATCCTAAACAAGTTAATTTTCCTGGAAAATGGATAAAACCATTATATGATGGTTACATTCGTGCAGGAACTCCAATGATGACTGCAATTCCTATAAAACGTGATAATTTAACTAAAGACTATACTGTTAGAAAAATGAATAACGATGAATTTAATTTAATTGCCACACTCACCAAGAAACAACTGTCAAGGGAGAGTGTGTATACTGATGAGTTAAGGGTGAAAAAATAATGATTATAGATAAATTAAAACAGTTTGTTGGCAACCTATTCGATAATGATCCTGAAATAAGATTTGCATGTACTAGAGGAGCGCCGAATGTGTCTCCTCTAACTAGAATTGAGTTAGCACGAAGTGTGATGCCCGAATGGATAAAAGATCAAAAAGAAAACAGTAATACAGATAAGTTTTTAAATTGTCCAGGTATGTCAGATTATGCAAAAGCTGGATATATTATTCCTGCATGGTCGGACATGACAATAAAGGCCAATAGGGGCGGTACAGTAATAAAATATAACAATAATTATAATATTCAGGAAAGTAATTTGAATTTTAAGATGGTTGAACCTATGGTTCCTATAAATAGTAGTGTGCGAGGTCTTGTTATTAAGGTTCCTTGTCCATGGGCGGTTTTTGGTAAATCGGGTTGGTCTGGATATTTAATTCCTGCATATTATCATAGTCCATTTTTGAAAGACTTGTTTATGTATCCTGGAATTATAGATTTTGATACATTTCATACAATCAATTTTGTATTTACTGCACTACATGAATGTGAAATCACGATACCGGCTGGAACACCATTATTGCAATTAATCCCCTTTAAAAGAGAAACTGTGCAGGGAGTTTGCATGAAAGGTACTGAGAACGATAAAGACAGACACACATTCTCATATCCGACATTACATAGGTCAGCGTATAGAAGACTATTTCATCAGAAAAAAACATTTAAACTGGAATACAAATGACAACATTTTACTGTATAAACAAATCACAAAAAGAAGTTCTATCTTCTGGTCCTTTACCATCTACTTGGGGAACTATTTCTGGTGTGGATGTATTAGACGATACGCATAGAAGAGATATGACTTGGGCAGATTATCCGGATCATGCATTTTTAACTCAATCCGAGGCACTTGCATCAGGCATTACGCAGAGTCAATTGGATACTGCAAATGCATCATACAGAAAATCAATTGTTCCAAATTCAATTACTATGCGTCAAGCCAGATTAACATTCTTAAGTGCGGGAATTCTAACGACATTAGAATCTGCTATTAATAGTATTGCAGAAGAAAACGCTAGAAGTGTCGCACAAATTGAATGGCAATATGGTGAATATGTTCAAAGAAATAACTCACCAATTACATCTTTAATCTCTAATGTTCTTGGACTTACTGAACTACAGATTGATGACCTTTTCATTGAAGGTATGAATCGATAATTCGATATCAAACAAAATCAAAACCCCCTTTATTGGGGGTTTTTTTATGAATGCCCAGTATTATAAATAGAGTAAAGACATTTTAAGGGGCACATTAAATGAGTACAAGCAAACCAGCATCCAGAGATGAGTTTAGAGAATTTTGTCTCAGACGATTGGGTGCGCCTCTGTTGGAAATTAACGTAGCGGACGAACAAACTGAAGATTGCATTGAAATGGCATTTTCATACTACTACGATTATCACTACGATGCAACAGAGAAAGTGTATCTAGCACATCAAGTCACACAAACCGATATCACCAATAAATATCTTTCCATTGATGATTCCGTTATTGGTGTCACCAATATTCTTCCGATTGGTAATAGTTATTCTACAAACAACTTGTTCAATTTAAGATATCAGATTGCCCTTAACGACTTATTCGCATTCAATACAGGACCATTTGCACCATACTACATGGCACTTCAAAACGTTGCTTTAGCTGAAGAACTATTTGTTGGTAAACAAGCTATTCGTTTTCAACGCCACTCAAACAAACTTTATGTAGATATTGCTTGGGGTGAGAAAGTTGTTCTCGGTGAATACATTATTGTCGAAGCGTATCAAAAAATTGATCCTGACACATATACAGATATCTATAATGACAGATGGCTTCAGAGATATTGCACAGCACTCATTAAAAAACAATGGGGCGAAAACTTGAAAAAGTTTGAAGGACTTTCTATGCCGGGTGGCATTACATTCAACGGACAAAAAATCTGGGATGAAGCTACGGATGAAATTCAAGCTATCGAATCAGAAATGATTAGTTCGTACTCATTACCTGTTACTGATATGCTAGGCTAACCCATGGCACGTAATCGTCATTTTAATCAATACACTCCTGTCAAACAGGAACAAAGTCTTGTTGAAGATTTAATTATAGAATCTATCAAGATTTATGGTATAGATGGTTATTACTTACCAAGAACGCACGTAAATTTAGATAAGATTTATGGTGAAGATGCGTCTATGCTTTTTGATGATGCACTTGAAATGGAATTGTATGTAAAAAGTTTTGATGGTTTTGCGGGGCAAGAAGACTTTCTTTCAAAGTTTGGTCTGCAAATTGACGAATCAGTCACATTTGTTATTTCACAAAAACGATTCACACAATCATTAAAAACATCTATCATCACAGAATACTCATATAACATGTTAACTGAAGATGGAGATGAATTATTAAGTAACAGAAATGATGTATCAGAGTATGACTACGATGCCATTGTGAGGCCAAGAGAAGGTGACATGATTTGGATTCCTATGTTTGCAAGCATGTATGAAATTAAATTTACTCAAAACATTGAGAATTTCTTTCAATTAGGTAAACTCTACACATACGAACTCCGTTGCGACAGAATTGAATACTCTAGCGAACGTATTAATACTGATGTTGCTGAGATTGATGGAATCGAAGATCAA